CATCTATATAGGCAGACATAGGCAAACCTACGGTTTTTGAAAGTCCCATTTTCTATAATTGTAAGCGTGGTAAGGCAATCGGGACGCACCGCCAGTGTGGAAGCCGAAATATTTCGTATCACATTATACCACAAGAAAACGCAAAAGTCTATATAATTTTGTGAACGCAAAACTATTTTCTTTGAGACCGTTCTAACTTTGCGTTTGCGACTGGTATCAAACCGCTGATGACCGCACGGACTGATCACCCGTGGCTCAACGGAAGTCAGCGGACAACTAAATAACAACGGCTGCCTTTTGAGCGGGTTGCCGCAGACCGAAACGGAGAATCTCTCTGTCGGGCTGTGGTTAGTTTTCTGCACCCTTTTTGCAGCCGAACCCGGAGTTCTCCGTTTCGAGAAATCGAAAATCGGAGGACTTTTTTATGACAAACAACGAAAACCAGTACACCATCTACATCCGCTCCACGAAAGAGAGCATCCCCGTCAGCAAGGAAGAATTTGATGCCTACTATCATGACATCAATATCTACCGCATCCGTCAGCAGAGGCACGGTCGCTGCGTGTGTCCCGCAAGCAAGCGGCTCACCTGCGATATGGACTGCCTGACCTGTCC